AACTTGACAAAATGACCTGTAATTAAGTTTCATTATATTCTGTTCAAGGTACTTTTGATAATCTATAGAAGAAGCATCCTGATTTAATAAAATGCCGTCTTGGTATATTTCAAATATGTTAGGTTTAATACCTCTTCGTATTTTGTATTTCTTTGGACCAATACTAAAGTAAACTTCAACAACGGTATCAGCATTGTTGATTGTATTAACCATCTGGTCTTTTTTAATAATTCTAAAAGGTTTGTTAAACAATGCAAAGCATAAAGCGTCAAGTAAAGTTGATTTACCTGAACCATTAGTACCTATGATTAATGTCGTAGGTGATTCATTTAAGTTTACGCTGATTGGTGTATTACCTGTAGAAAGAAAGTTCTTCCAGGTTATGTTATGAAATATTATCACTTATCTTGCACCTCACTATATAAGTCTTTCACTATACTATTCATCTTATTTTTATCTAATTCAGTATCTAAACTATTAATATAATTTTGTAAGAAAGATAATGTATCTTCTCCTTGGTCTACTATATTAACATCAGCAGTTGAATTGATATTATAACTATCTTCAATAACATTTACTTCGTTTGTGTGTATATCATTATGTAGTCTATCAATAAAGTCACCAAACTGGTTGACATCTGTTTTTTCTTCTACAATAACTTTGACAAAACAATCTTCGTATTCACTTATGTCCATATTACTATATGAATTTGTTTTATCATTATATATTATCTTCTTAAACATATTGATAGGATTAGGAATTCTTGTTAGTTCTCTTGTATCTGTATCAAAGATATGAAAACCTTTAGGACATTGATAATCTGACCAAGTAATCTCGTATTGTGTACCTAGATAAAAGATAGTACCGTTATCTGATTTTCTATGATAGTGACCAGAATATACTTTCTCAAATCTTTTAAACAAGTCCATTTCTAAACCGTGTTCTTGGAAGTGTCCTTTGTGCATTTCAAAACCTTTAACTTCAAGGTGCCCCATACATATTTGTGCTTGACTTTCTGATATTGCTTTTAGACTTTCTTCTTCATTCTCTGGACATATCCAAGGTATGAATAGAATAGGCAAACCATCAAACTCAACCGTCTTTGGTTTCTCGTATATAAATGGTTCGTTTACACCATCAAAAGTTGTAATTAGTTGTTGCATACTATTAATAGAGTTTGTGTTCTTATAGTATGTGTCGTGGTTACCTAGTATGATATGTGTATCAATCTTCATATCCCATAGTCTCTTCCAAAACTTATTTTGAAAGTTATGAGCAGTATTAAAGTTAATAAATTTTCTTCTGTCTACTACATCGCCTAAATGTATTAAGGTTGTGATGTTATTCTCTTCCAAGTATGGAAAAAATATCTCATCATAAAACCGGTTAAAATATTTAATAAATGCAGGACTATCACTTCTTGCACCGAAGTGAGTGTCGTTCAACAACGCTATTTTCATAATTAAAAGTTCTCTAAATTTATCTTTGCTTTTCTAGTTCTTTTTAGTTTTGCACCTTTAGGTTTTGCCTCGTAAGGTTCACTTGTTGGTTCTTGGCTTGGTAAGTTCTTTTGTAAGAATTCTGTAAATTGATTTTTAAAGTCTCTATCATCACCTGGTTGCAAAGTCATATCGTCATAGTTTGCATCCATAATAAGCTTATGTTTGATTGTTGTTTGTTTCTTTTCTTTCTGTATTCGTCTTACAAAGGCATAATAGATAATTTGTGTAAAGTATGCAAATGGATTGTTTGACTTCTCTGGATTAAAGTTACCTAGATATTGTAAACAATTCTCAATACCATCTGAAATCATATCGTCTCTAAAAGTATAATTGATAAAGTTAGGTCTATATGATAAGTGGTTTGCAATCTTTAAAAAACATTCTCCAATGTAATTAGTAACCGGAGGTTGCTTTCTGTTTCTTGCTTCTGCTTTATTACATTTCTCTTTATACTCTACCATTGCAGCTAGAAACTCTTTGTTATTAACATAGTGTTCCTTCTTCGCCGGTGTTCGTATGCGTTTCTTTTTTTCAGGCACTTCGGCCGTTTCAATTTTTTTATCTGTTTTAGTTTTCATTATGTTCTCACTATACTATATGTTGTTAAATAAGTCAAGCTCCTAACACTTTTAATTTTGTTGGCACAGGCGCTTGACATATCCTGGAACCTATGTTATTATCAGCGTGTCGCTGGGAGAGAATAGAGTCTATAGAGTAGCGTCTAATGAATTGTACTTTTCTTTTTAATGTCATTAAAGGCCTCAAATATCTCGTCATACTCTTCTAATTCTGCTTCTCGCATTACTTCTCTATCCATAAGTCTTTCAGTTCTCGGATTCTCTTCTCGTCTCATAACCTTGTCGTGGTTTGTGTAGTCGCTAATAACTTGTGTATATGATTTAATCATTTCAGCACTTGCATTTGTAATAGTTAATATCTTATCTTTAGGAATAGTAACCAATTGGTCATTTGTATATGCTGCCCACTTCACAAGCGCTATATAGTCTTTAATACCAAGATTAGTAATCTGTGGTACATATTTTATTTCTAATGGTTTGTCTAATGTCAGCAACGGATTTCGTTGTTGATTTGCTACCTGAGGTATATGGCAAACAATATCTGTGCCATTCATAATCTTTACGATTTTAATTTCTGGTTTAGTTTCGTTGTTTTTGTCCATACTACTCCTTTAACTCCACATTATGTATCTCGTAATCAAAGTTTTCTTCGTTGTATATATTTATTCTTTCTCTAAAGTGCTGTAGAGTATAATTCTCTTTTTCTCCATATGACACATCATCTGATATATCGTATAGTGTCGCATTAACCTTATTATCTCCTAGTCTTAATCCACGACCAATAGATTGTAAGTTTCTTATCCTAGACTTACTAGGACTAGAAAAAATAATATTATGTAGGTTTCGTATGTTGATACCTGTTGAAAAGGTACCGTACGAAGCCACAATAATTGCGTTATCACTTTTTTCTGTAATTGCTCTAATTTCTTCTCTATCATCTGCTGATACTCCTCCGTATACAAAAAATACTTTACGACCATCATCTACTTTCTTTTCAATTAGTTCTTGTAATACTTTACCGTGTTTCTCTACAAATTGAAATAACAATAGTGTATTACCTTGAAGACCATTTGTCAAGTTCGTAATGTATTTGTTTCTTGCTTTACTAGCACATAAGAAATCCATTTCTTCTTGGTAGTTCTTATCTTTTAAAAAGTCCTTACTATTCTTTCCGTGTTTAAGTATTAAACAATGTATTTTAAAATCTGCTAGTTGTTTCTTCTCTATTAAGTCGGTTGTACTTGCAACTCTATTTACAGCACCGAATAGACCTTCTAGCACTAGTTTATGTGTCTTTGAACCATCTAGTGTACCAGTCATACCTATTCTATATTTACAATTAGTCATCTTTGTCATTATACTTGTAAGGGACTGGGATTTAAATAAATGTGCTTCGTCACCAAGTATACAACCAAATTGTGCAAACCACTTTTTAGGTAGTTTATATATTGATTGCCAAGTAGATATTACTACTTTCTTTGTTGTGTCTTTGTCGTGTCCTTGATATATTCTATGTATGTGTTTAGTATTATAACCATAGTCACCAAAGTCTTTATACAATTGTTCTACTAATGAAGTTGTAGGTACAATAATCAATATCTTATTTGCTTTCTTTTCTTTAATTCTTAATAGTTGAAATCTCAATATAAGATACGCAATAAGTGATTTACCACTAGCAGTTGGCGATAATAATAAACATCTATCTTCTTGTATAGCGTGATAGAAAGCATTGAATTGATAATCTCTAATAGTAATTTTAGGTATGTTTAATGCTTTACAAAATTTAGCACACTCTAATTTATCTAATGGTTTTGCTTTCTCTTTTATTTTAGATACAATTTTTATATTGTTATCTTCACAAAACTTTCTGATATATGGTAAGAGACCATAGTAAATCTCACCACTTGCATACTTAAAAAGTCTTATCTTTCCGTCCCAATATCTATTTCTATATTGAGGCATAAACTTATAACCAGGAACTTCAAATGTAAAAAACTCCGATAGTTCTCTACGAATATCGCTCTCGGCTTCTATTGAAAGATATACTTCGTCTTTCTTATCTAATATTAAATAACGATTTTCTACCATCTATTAAATAGCGCCAGAAGTAAACTTACGCCATTCAATAGCATCCTTGATTAGGAATCCACGATTTGATATTTGTTTGATTGTTTTATCCAGATAATCACATATAGTTTTTAAGTAATCTACTTTTTGTTTTATCTTTATGTAATCTTCATCTGCTTCAATGTACTTATCAACATCTTGCTTTAGAATTTTTAAATTGAATGGTTTAGTTTGATAAACTGCTGGGTCCGCTTTCCCTGTGTAATATTCCCATTTATGTAATTTTATAATCTTTAACTCACTTTCAGTTTTAGTAAGCAAAAGATTAAACTTATTGTAATGTTTCAAAAACTCATTATGTAGTTGTGGTGTTTTAAGAGCTTCAATATCAAGCTCAGTATCATTGATTTTTAATTTCTTATCTGAAAGTTCTTGTAATTCTTCTAATGTCATAATCTAGTATCTTCCTCTAGTTTTAAGTATAATTATATACTAAATCTAGTTATTTGTCAAGCTTCTACGAGGAGAAGTTTACTTTTGGGTCTTTGCCTGGTTCAGCAAAAGAATAAGTCGTATATTTAAAACTAACACTACTAGTTAAGTATTGAACATCACTCGCTTGTTGACTATAACTTACGCCGGTTAATGAAACAGGAAATATATCTTTAAATCTTACTTCTTTAATCGGATTATTCTTTGCACTTAATATTGTTAGTGTGGCGTCTGACAAAATACCTCCTTGAGGAGCAGCACTTCCTTCTCTACCAGCATTAGGATTTACTCTATCTTTGCCTTGCGTAGGAAATCTATCTCTTCCAGAAGATAACAAATTTGCATAATCACTATGGTCTTCAGGAAAACCTAGACCTCTTAACCAACCAAATATCTCTTCATAGTTTTCTAACTTTTCGTCTATCATAAATGTAAGTACTAAATCTCCAAAGTCAAGTTTAGTTCCAGGCAAAGGTATATCTCTCAATGGAGTTACCTGTGTTGCATTGGTCATTTGTAGGCTTGGGATATTAACTTCTGTACAAAAGTATTCTACCTTTGGAAGCTTTATGATATTAAACTTAAATTGCGTTGGTGACGCATAATCAAGTTGTGTTGGTTGTCGTGTTATTGCGTTTGTACTTGTCATACTACTATTTATAAGACCTAATAAACCCCTAGCAAACTGAATTACTAGGGGTCATAATTATACTAGTTTTTCTGCTATTTTAATCTCTTCATCACTTGCATAATCTCTATCCCATTTGTCTAAATGTTTTTTCATAAACTTATTAAACAATGGTGGTATTAACGCAATTGTGAAAAGTGTAAAGTAACCGACACCAGTATTAGGAGCACCAACATCATCAAGTTCCCAGAAGTGTGTTTCACCTCTATCGTGGTGGTCTGCTTGACGACCAATTTCTATAAAGAACCAACTTGTAAATAATGTTGAGTTATCCCAGTTATGGCGATAATCTATCGGTTGATTTTTTACTCTTATTAAACCGTAGTGTTCTAGGTAGTTCAATGCTTCTAACTCAAAGTTTGAGATAACCCACATTGTTGCCAATACAGCAATACCTGTCCAACCACCTGCTAAAAAGAATAAACTTACAATAGGTACAGACATAAGATATCCTCTTATCCATCTGTTATCAAAACTGATAAAAGATTTACCTACTCTACTTAATCTTGCTTTCTCCATTTCAAAAAGAAACTTTGATTGACCAAGATAAGACAATAGATAATGTCCGTATATTGTGCGACCACGAGGTGCAGTCGCTGGGTCATCTTCACTTGCAAGTTCTAAATGATGATTATAACAATGAGCATAGCAAAAATGTGCTGACCCACTTAACGCCATCATCCATCTACTTACTACAAAAGACCAACCTTTTGTGTGCGATAGTTCGTGTCCATATATAATACCAATACCTAAAAAGATACCAGCAGATAATGTTGTACCAACTAACTCTACGCCACTTACTCCATTAAAGATTTTGTAAGCAACAACTAATTGTAGGATTAAGAAAACAGGTAACATTAAATACATAACGCTGTTTTGCAACCACGCAATACCTAATGTATCTCCATTCCCATCAACCCCAGCACCTTTAGTTTGTTTTGTGATTAATGTATCTATTATTATTCCAAGACCTAATAATGCAACACCAGTCCACGCAAATAGACCACCTATGTGGATACCGTAAGCAGTTGTGATGATTAATATTGGTGCAATGAAATAACGAATATTTGTTAAGAGTTTTAACATAATATCCTCCGACTATTACTAGTCATTAATTGCATAGTGATAAGTCTTTTATCACTCTAATATTATTTATAACATAAAGATGTTTTCGTGTCAAGTATTTGATGTATATAATAAAATCTGAATATACTAATATTATAATTTGGGCTAAAAAAAAGGCGACTTTGACATCGCCTTTTTTCGTAAGATTGTCTACTATACAATCGTTATTTGCAATTACGCAAGGTTAACGATTTGTACTTTTCTGTAGTATCTGTTTGAGTTCGCAGAACCAGCACCGTTAACAACAGCTGCATCGCCAGAACCAGCTTCAGCAAAAGGATTTGCTTGTAAGCCGTATCTAGTTTTGAAACCGATTTTCGGTTGGAAAGTGTCCTGACCAACTGCTCTAACCATTTGTAATGGCACATAAGGGCAGTAGAACATACCAGCGTCATAAGGTGAAGTACCTTTATAACCAACAACATAAAATTGTTTGCTTGCTTGGTTTGCACTATACGGGTCAATGTACACTTTAAATCTGCCGTTTAATACTCCAGCAAAAGTGTTTCCTGTATCGTCAACAGATAAATTGTTGTTCAATGCAGGTGTATAGTCTAAAACACCAGCCATTTGTAATGCACTAGCAACATCAGAAGAACAGATAATTACATTACCTTTTCCTCTTCTTGTTCTTTGTGCGATAGCGTTAGCGTCTCTTTCTAATTGGAACATAAGTCCTTTAAATCTTTCAACAGACCATCTACCGTTTGAGTCAGTATCTAAATCAAAGATACCAGCAGCAGTTGTGTCAGTTTGAGCACCTTTTTCTGAATTAACATAGATAGTTCTTACAACTTCTCTATTAATTTCAGCAAGGATTTCAGCAGAAAGAATATTCGCTAATTCAGACTCAGCGTCTAAACCGTGAATTGCTTTAAGGTCTTGTGCAAGTTCCATTGTGTACTCGGCTTTAAGAGCTCTTGACTTAGCAGTTACCGTTGACTTCTCAATTGAGAATGCCATTTCAGCAAAACTATTGTTCGCAGAGTCTCCTAATGCTTCTGCTGTCGCAGTAGCCATTCCACCTTCAGCAGTGTATGCCCCAGGTGATGAGTCGTTAAGTACAGCAGGATTTGTTTCTCCAGCAGATGATGTTCCGGCAGAACCAGGTACATTCGCTGTAGTTTTCGCAGCTGAGAATTGTGATTCAGCTTCGTCAAATAATGCTTCAGTTCCGTTTTGAGCCTTAAATCTGCTTCTCATTGCAAAGATAAGTCCAGTTGGACCAGACATTGGTTGAACGCCGGCAATATCGTAAGCGATAAGGTTCGGCATAGCTCTTCTAACTAAACTAATTAGGATTGGATCCCAGTTAGCAATAGATGAACCAGTAGCGTTAGTAGGCGCAGTTTCAGTCATAAACTGAGCGTCTTCTTTTAGTGCTTTCTCTTGGTTTTCAAGGATAACACTGGTAACAGCTCGTTTATAAGTATCCGTGATTTTTGGTAAATCAGGATGCTCTAATACTGGCTGCCACTTTTTTTGGTAGTTTTCAGATAAGTACATATCTTGTTCCTCTCTCCTATTATTATTTTATTAACTTGAACATTAAAGTTTCAAGTCTTTTGTTTTACTAATAGCGGTAGTATAAGCAGCCATTGCATTAGATAAATCTTGTGTAGAATCTACACCGCCATTATCAGCTACCGCATTATCTACTTCGCTGTCAGAATTAGCTTCTTTTTTAGCACCAAAATAACTTTCTTTGATAGTAGTTACCTTGTTTCTAAAATCTTCACCGTTTGAAAATTCAACCGCTTCAGTTAGTTTAGCAAATTTCTCTTTAGAGACATCTGTTAAATCCGAAGCAACATCAGCTAAAATGTCAGATTTTTCAAGTAAGTTAGTCTTACTATTCAATTCAACATTTTTCGCAATCTGTTCGTTAAGTTTAGTTTCTAACGATTCGATTTTTGAAGCTTGGTCTTCTAACACATCATATTTTTCATCAGGTACATCTATATAGTGGTCTTCAAAAAGTTTTTTCAGACCAGAAATAAAGTCCTCAGCAATTTCGCCCTTGATACCTTTTTCAATAGCAAGTTCGTTTTCTTTCATCCACTCGTTGACAACATAGTTCAAATAATTGTCTACCTTCTCAACTAGTTCAGATTTAGCTTTAGAGCTTTCTTCTTCAAATTTCTTATTATAGTCTACTTCCATTTCTTCAGCAATTTCTTTTACTTTACTAGTAATTGCAGCTTCAAAAATAGTAGCAGCCTTTGTTTTAAATTCTTCGGACAAGTCTGATTCACCAGAGGTCAAAGCGTCAATGTGTTCTTTTACATCAATGTCTTTAGCTTTCTGGTCAGTAGATTCCTCAGATTTTTCAGCAGATTTAGCGTCTTTAGTTTCAGCTTCAGATTCTTTTTTCATCTTATAGCCTTCTTCTTTTGACTCTTTATCTTTCTTTTTATCTAGGAATTTTTTCAGACCGTCAGGCATTTCTCCCTCGGAAATCTTCTCGCCTTCAGAATCAGTTTCTTCCTTCTTTACAGAAGGCATTGGATCCGCACTACCAGAATTTTTCTGTTGAGCGTCACCTGAAACTTCTTTAACTTTTTTAGTTGCGTCTGGATTACTATCTGTAGGTTTTACTACAGCAGCACCTAAATCTTCAGCACTATTAGATAGTGGTGAAGTTTCAGCAGCTACAGCGTTCTTTTTAGGAGCGTCTGGAGCCGTCATTTCTACAACCTGTTTTTCTGTCTCGGCCATATTGAAGTTCTCCTTATTTCTTTTAAAAAAAATAATTATTTTCTTGTTTTGTTATAAGATATTTATAATATTACAATCCTTTAAGGAACTTACTAAATACCTCTGCTTTTGCTTCGGCAAGTTTTAGTCTTTTTGCTTCCTTAATGTATTGTTTATACTCTTCAATATCTCTTTCTTTTATTACACCATTATCCCAAACCCACTCTTTTCCTTCCATAATTCCTTCTACGAAAGCGTCTGGAGCACTCGGGTCTGCTACAATGTCAGCTGCAGTTGCAAGATAAAAGTCATTTCCTACTCTTGCCTCACCACCACGACTTCTCTCTAATGAACCCATACCACGAGAAGAAACGCCTAACTTAGCGCCTTCATCTATAAGATTTTTTACAATCTTTCCGTAGGGTGTGTCCATTATCTTTGCTTCACCGATAAAGTTGTTACCGTCTGGATAGAGTTTTGTAATCATATGACTTACTCTTTCCAAGTTAACCGTTGGTCCATCAGGATGTCCTAATTCACCAAACGCTCTTTTCTGTTCCACAAATTCTTTGTTATATCTACTAACTTCGTTAGATAGTGTTTCTTTAGGATAGACTCTACCATTTCTGTTTTTGATTTCAGATTGTAAAAATACACCACGAATTTTGTAATTCGTTTTACCTTTAACTTCTTCGGTAATGTATTCTACATTTTCTAAAGTTTCTGTAATTAATTTCATAATAGTTTATCTCTCTCTTTCCTAATATTTATAATAATTCTTATCTAAATTCAACAACAATCGTATAATTATCGTTCAATGCAAAGTCTTTAGTACTTAAATAGACAAAACCGTTAGGGTTTGTCGCATTATTTACTATGTCATTTCCAGCATCCCTAAAGTCTAAATACCCTTGTCCTGATAATAATAATGATGTTGTATTTTCAGTAGCGCCTCCCCAAGCAATCTCTACTGCTGATTTTCTGTTTGCAGTATTAATAGAATACCACACTTTTGCAATCTCTTTAGTACCATCTGCTGTCATAAAGTTAGAAGTTGTAGGATTAGCAATCACGGTGTTTGTTTCACCTGTGCCGTCAGAATAGTTAGTTTGTTTTACAACATACTTAACACCTGCTGTATCCGATACTATCTGTTGTGTTACCAAATCTGCCATTTTATTTTGTCTCCGTTTCTTTCTGTACTTCTACAGCCATATTAAATTTTGAAACATTAGCGTCTGTCGTAATCTCTAAAGTAGTTGCCGTATTTAATTCTTGTTCAATTACTTTACGAGCTTCACCTTCTTTTAATCCCCAATTACCAAACCCTGTTAAACTTAAAGATTGGTCTCCGAGTTTAAGAGTCGCTGTGCCTGTTCCTCTAATTTCATAATATACATTCGCTAAAGATACAGATTGACCAGCAGAATATAATGTTCCGCTTTCGTTGTCCGCACCACTAGCCGTAATAATAGCTTTAGTGGTATCGTCTACCTTTGAGACAATACTTAATGCCATCTAATTACTCCGAAAAATATGTTGTCAATGCAGTCTCTACATCGCTATCGCCTGAAGCAACTTCTGTGATTTTAGTTTCAATAATGTCAACTAAATCTTGTGGTTGCGTCCAATCAATTGCGTCAAGGCCACTTACTAAAGTTTCTACACTAGTTTTCATCGCTGGTGATAGAGCGTTATATCTATCGTTTTTGATGTAACCAGATGTATTACCTACAATACTTGATACCGTTAATGCCATTTTTATTCTCCTGTGTTATCAGGTGTTGCCTGATTAAATGCTTGTTGTACTTCGTCTTGTGTAGCACTTTGTCCAATAGGTGTAGCAACATCAGGTTTTGCGTCTGAATGGTCTTCAGCAGCATTTGTAGTATCAACTACATCTGTTGCCTGTCCAGTCATAACATCAGCCGCACTTTGAAATAGAGAAGAAGCATATTCTTTTCTACTTGTATCTAATGCGTCTCCGACTTTATCTCTTAAAGCGTCTTTAAAAGCGTCACCGGCTTCTGCGTTGTTGCCTTTTGCTAATTGGTCTACAAAAGTATCTACTTTACTTATTTCATTGTCTGCCATTTTATTTTCTCCTTATTATATTACATAATGTCGTTATCGTCAGGTACACTAGTTTGTGGAGCTGCGATAAGACCATCATCAATTTCTTTTTTAATTTGATTATCAATTTGTTCAATTTCTCTTTCAGATTGTTTTAAAATACTTTGTCGTACAAATTTTACACTAAAGTATTTACCAACATAATCTCTCACATCATTTGCTAATGCTATTCTTTCTCTTAATAGTTCAGCGTCTTTCAGTTCCGAGAAATGACCGTCAGCAAGAAAATCATATTTAATTTTTTCACTTATTGACTGCCAATCTTCTTCATTTATAACTGCTTTTAAAACTAATTGAGTTCTAAGCAAGTCATTAAATAAATCTGTAAATTTCTTTCTTAATCTATGTACAAACTTTGTAAATTTAAGTTCGTCTCTTGTGATTTCAGTTGTTCTACCTAAATTGAAACCTTGACTTCCTTCTAATCTACTTACTGGTACATTTAAACTTCTGTATAATTTTTTCTGGAAGTATTCAATATCAGATACTTCACCTAGGTTTTGTCCACCAGGTAATGTAGTAATATCAGTTCCTCTTCCACCTTCTCTACTAGGTAACCAAAAGTCTTCAAGCATAGACATATAGTTTCTATCGTCTCTAATCTCTCCTGTACTTGCGTCATAGACAAGTTTGTTTCTGTATCTTGCCATAACATCACGGAGATATTGCTCTGCTTTTACTTTAGGTAAATTACCTACATCAATTTTAAATATTCTTCTTTCAGGTGCTCTTGCAATTCTGTAAATAACAACAGCGTCTTCAATCATTCTTAATTGATTGACAGGTTTAATTGCCTTGTGCATATAACCCATAACCATATTCTTGTTCAAGTCTACTAATCCACTTGGACAAAATGAGATAGCGTCTGTGGCAATCTTAATACCACCACTTGCCATACCAGGTCCTGCAACACCTTTTTCATTGTATAAAAAATATTCGTTGTAGTCGTGTACCACTTGTATGTTTGCCATAGCAACTGGACGACCTTTTTTAATCTCTCGTATTTTTTTAATCTTACGAGGATCAATATATCTTAATTCTGTTATACCTTTTACAGGTGATTCTCTATCAATAACTTTATGATAGTAAATTCTTCCATCAACATACCATCTTCTGAATATGTCGTGTCCTTTTGTACTAAAGTTCATTAACCTTAGAATTTCTTTAAATTCATCTTCAACCTTACGCTTAACTTTATCGCTAAAGTCCGTGTCAGATAAATCTACTCGCACCGGGTCTCTATCTATCTCGTTTGCTACTATAGCCTCGTTGACAATATCTTCAACAGCCATATCACATTCAGGATGGATTGAAATCTCTCTATACCTTCTAATTAAGTCTTGCTCTGTCTTGGCATTACCTTCCATATCAAGGTATTGTCCAAAGTAACCTCCGGCAGCGACGGTTTGTGTACCGTCATCTGCCTTAGGTTGAGTAAAACTTTGCTTCGGGTCTGGAGTATCTTTAACTCTAGTAATTTGAAAACCGAAAAGTTCCGCCATTATAATTTCCTCACAAGTTTACTTTTTATTATATATTTATTCAACTATTAAGTAGTCGTTCTTGCTTCAAAGAAAAGGTATCTAAACGATACTTCAAATGTTTCAACTGCTTCTGTTGGTTCCATATTCAAATCAATAGCACCAATTGAAGTTGGGAAACAACTTCTTAAAGTGTATGATTTAATAGTAGAGCCATTTCTGTCTAAATGGTCAATAAATGCGTCTACTTGATAATCTACTGGATTAACTAATCCTTCGTTATCAGACATATTATTGATTCCATTTTGCCATCTTTCAAAAGCGTCTCTTAATTTAAAGTTTGTGTCGTTAAGTACCGTAATCGTCCAAGGTTCAAAGTTTCTATCAGCCGCCAAATATACAGGTCTTCCACGGAAGTTAACCGTAGTAGTTCCAATATTCATTGCCGGAATTGTAGTTGTTTGACATAAGAACGCCAATTCTTCTGTTTCTCCACCAACTTGTGCATAACCAGGGAAAGGCATTGTTACCTTAAATTGGTTTGCTCTAGCGCCGCCGCCAGCAAGTTTAGTTTTGAAGTCATTAATGTTTGCCATTTTTTATTTCTCCTCTTTACTAACCTGCGACTTCTGTAAAAGCCACGCCAGTTCTTGTTGCGACAAAAGATAATGTGATAAAGTTGATACTTCTTGCTGGTTTAATGTAAATCTCAGCAATAAATTCGTTTCTATCAATTACTTCGCCTGTGTTATTAGTTTCATCACATACTACTAAAAAGTCTGTGATACCTCGTCTACCTTGTACTTCTCTTAAAAAAGGTTCTACTAGGTTTCTAAAGTTAGCTCTTGTAAACTCATCATTGAATTCAAAGAGTTGAAATTTAGAAGCTGTAGCAATCGCCTTCTCTAAAACGATAAACAATCTTCGTACATTTATTCTATCAAATGCAGATGGTGTTGTTAGTCCAGTCTTATCACCAAACAAGATAATACCTTGACCAGGGAAAGAAACAACTGGGTTTACTCTCGCTCTGTAAAGTTCGTCTCGTTGAGTTTTGTTTGGACTATAAGCAAGTTTAACTGCCCCTCTAATAATACCTCTGTTTAATCCAGCAGGACTAAACCAAGCGTCATTAGTTAAATCAGTTCTTGCTGACAAACCAGCCATATCTCCGTTTAATGGTACATATCTATATACATCAGAATATCTGTCATACATATATTTGTAACCACTATCAAAGATTACATAACTAGATGATTGGATTGTATTAAAAAATCCAAGTACATTTTTAGTTTGAGTTATAGCAGAAGCAATATTAACTACATCACTTCTTTGTGGACTTGCAAATACTACACAATCTTTTCTTGTTTCAGCGATTGTAATTAAATCACCAATTAAGTTTGCGCTTGCGTTACCAGCCATAATCAATCCTACATCAACGGTTTCTGAATCTTGGAATAATTCAAATGCAGACTTTCTAGCACCGTCAGTTACCGTACCATCTAATCCACCTGTAAAGGTTAATGCGATTGGTCCTGCAACATCGGTGAAAGCAGTTGTCTTTGCTTGACCCCAAGTTGTTCCGTTTGAGTTATGGTCTCCCCAATAGATAAAAGATGATTTTCTGTAAATAACTTCTGGGTAGAAATTATTAGAACCACCACTATCTTTTGCGTCTTTAGCTTTTGATACTTTTTCGTATACTTCTAGTACTTCGCCTTTAGTTCCTGATATAGAACCATCAGCGTCTATAACAACAATGTGTAATTCATCATCACTACCACCAGCAGTTGCTACATCTGGAGAAGTTCCAGGTGCACCACTTACTGAATCGTAATGTGACCATCTTCGTCTAACATTTGCGTTATCTACGATAACTCTAGTTAAACCACCAGTACCAACTCTTTTCTTAATTGTAATGTCGTTAGAAGATACGGCTGTTACCTCGTATTCAATTCCGTCATCATAATCGTTAGTTGCGGCTGTTGTTGAAAATGCAATTATGTCACCAACATTAATGTTAGTTCCACTTGTCATTGTTATAGTTGTGTCGCCAACTGATACAGCACTATCGTTAACGGTTGTTACCGCTTCTTGCTCATATGCAGTTAAAGAAGGACATACAGAAACAGATAATCCATTTCCATAAGCGCCTGCTGTTCTAGCAACAAACTCCCTACCAGAAATACCAGTATAAGCACCATCTGCTAAGTATGTTGAGTTGTAATGGTCAGTATTTTTGACCAATACTGCTGAACCACCGTTGGTTACAGCGTTTATAATTCCAGTGTTTTCAGTTCGTACAACTTTCAGAGCATTGGAATACTGAAGGAAAGATGAAGCAGTAAAGTACTCTTCAAAGTTGCTAGCAGTTGGTTTTCCAAAGATACTAACCAATTCTTGTTCAGAAGAGATAAGCGTTATCTCTCCAACTGGACCTCTTGTAGTATTAAAAGCAAATGCTCCAATACTAGTAGAAACAGCAGGAATTATGTTAGTTAAATCCTTTTCTTGTACGAGAACACCTGGTGATACTTGAAATGCCATTAGGTTTTCTCCTCTATTTTATTGTTTGTATTTTTATAAAAATACATAATGTTTTCCTTTGTCAAAATTCGTATTATTCATACGCCCATATTCAAATTTCTCAATCGTTTATATTTATGAAATAGGGGATCTTCATTAACTACCTTTGCGTACCACGGGATGCCATACCTGTCCATATTCGTCCGAAAATGGTTGCTCTTCTGGTGTATCAACACCATTATCAACGAACCCAAACGGCGCCATATCTTGTTCTATTAACTTCTCTTGTTCTTTGTACATTTCTGCTCTGATATTTCTATCAGTCATTTCTTTAAAATACCTTTGGTTTGCAACCCAACCTAATATAGTTAGACAAGTCATATAATCATCATTACAACCTTCTTCTGCTTGCCAACTTTGATTTTTTCTTGTAAAGGTGGACATTTCTCCGACAATATTAAAGTCATTGATAACAAGTTTATCACTCTCAATAATTGCTTTAATATTTGCAGTACCCATTTTCTTAATCTGTTTAGTCATTCGTACACCTAATTGTGAACCTCTTTGACTGAACATTGCACCAAGTATTTGTCCTGCTCTACCTTTTTGTGTAGTCATTAGTATATTATCATATTCTAATTCATAATGTAAACCATCTGAAATCTGAGCGCCAATATCATTGACTTCTACAAGTATATGTGCTTTGTTAAATTGAGTACAAACTTTCGCAATCATTTCAGGAAACAATATAGGTTTAATTTCATTGTCTCTAAATGTTGCAACAACTTTATATGGTAAATCGGTTACATCAAATATAATAAACGCTGAGAAATCTTTTAGTGTACCTCTGGCAACATCAACCGTACATAAGTAAGTATGGCCTTTTATAGGTTCTTCAAAGATACTCAATCGTCCATTTGTTTTAAGTGGTGTCTTATACGGTGTCGCTTTGATTTTAGCAGGACTGATAAGTGTATCAATACTTCCTAAAAACTCACACTCAAACTCACTAGCAAATTGAGACTCACTAGTGTTTCTTATTGTTTCTTCTTTCCACTTATTATCTCTACCTGGTACTTCTGACCAATGTACTTCAATAGGTATGTAATCGTTTTGTCCTGCTTCAGCGTCAACCCATAGTTTATAAAATTGATTCATTCCGTGAGGAGTTGAAACAATAATAACTTTAGTTGACTTACCAGAAGTAATCGTAGGATAAACGGAACTAAAAAATTGTTCGGCAATAGTTGTAGGTACGAAAGCAAACTCGTCAAGGAAGATAATGTTATATGAACCTCCTCGTACAGCACTTGAAGATGTTGCAGCTGCTACTACTTTACTTCCATTCTCTAATTCTATATTACCTTTATTCCAGTTTAACACACCTTGTTGTAACCATTTTGGTAAATTCTCATATGCAAGTTGTAGTCTTCCTAATATATCTCTTGCAGTAGAAGATTTGTTAGCAAGAATTGCTATATTACAATTAGGATTAAACAACGCATAGTGTAATAGATATGATATAGTTGTTGTAGACTTACCTGATTGTCTAGGTAGTTTACAAATCGTAAATCTATTTTCGTGTATTGTATTTACAATTTTTTCTTGGAAAGGATACATATCAAAAGGTACTAGTCCTTCGTCAAGTGAAACAATTTGTACATACTTCTTCATAAAGTATATAGGATTATTTTCACACTTCTTAAACTCTTTAATCTCGTCCGAAGTAAACTCTTGTGGTGTGTTTACTTTTTTTAGATTAGGGTTACCTAGATATGCGTCTGACATAACTTAATCTTTTCCTTCAATTGGTGTATCTTTAAAAGGATCGTTTGCTGTGTCTCTATTATTCTCATCAAACTTTTTATCTTTTAAATGTTTTTGTAGTTCAGCAGTTGAACCTACAAACAAAGCATTCTTAATGTTATTAGTTGTCTTGTTCGGTACATCTTTTAGTTTAGATAATTTACTTTGTAAGTCTTGTAATTTATCAACGGTGTCGGCTACATTTTTAATTAATGCACCTGCGACTTCGTATGCTCTCGGGTGTTGCCCTTCTTTTGCAACATCTAAAATGCCTTGTATTGCGTCTTGTCCTCGTTCAATTAAATTATAGTAATTCTCTCTACTATATTTGTAATCGTTTTCTATATCATCTTTCTTTGGGTCTTCAACTCTAGGTACAGGTACAGACTTCTCTTGCAACATTAAATCTGCTACAGGAGTACTCTCTTCTTTGATACCTAAAATATTATTTACTTTGTCTTCTAGTTTACCCATTGTTTACAATCCTAAAGTTTGTATTTAAAACTATTCTATTATTATATGCACTTGGATTACTACTTGCGTGAAATCTCCATCCATTAAAAATTACACAACGATTTGCTTTTGGTTCAACTCTCTTTGCAATAGTTAATTTTTCTGGTTTCTTATCTTTATTAAAAAACTCATTAAACAATACGGTATCACCATCTGTATCTTGTGGATAATAAATGCAAACAAGATGTTCTTCGTGTTCATCATCAATATGTGCTATATTATACTGACCTTCTTTAAAGTCAGGATGTGGAAACATTAAATTAAATTTTGCTCTTAACAATTCTACTTTATCAAAGTCTTTAGTTAACAGACCTGCTTTACCAACCATTTCAGATAACGAATGTTTTATCGGTTCAATAGCAGGATTTTGTGGACCTTTTTGAGGTTGATTATGTAAATAAACTCTATGTACCATTTGTGTAGATGAAAATGTATTCTCATCTTTCATAATACCTTTATTGTCCATTTGA